CATTTTTAAATTTTGGATTGCACTTATGATATTAGCTCCGGTCATTTATTGAAATTTAGATGTTTGTTTTCAAGTTCAAATAAAAATTCTCTTGCTTTTTCTACTTTGTGCTGAATCTTTAGAATATCATCTTCATTCCTTTCCACATTAAATATTAATATTCTTTCAGGGACTGCAATATCATCAAATGTCATATTAAACTCAAGTTTCATTGACTCTTTTACATATTCTGGGCTTTCTTCTGAAACAACATTCATCTTATTAAGTAAGTATCTTTTCTCTTGCTCAACAATGTTAAATGGTGTATTTACAAGACAGTACGCAATATGTCCACTAGTAGCACCTGTAAGCCACATGTAAGATTGAAGCTGCCAGTAATACAAATTATCAAGCTTATCTGGAATATTTCCCAAGAACGTCCAAAGGTCATAGCTTGATTTAATATCAATAACTTTATTCGGGTTAACAGTTATTATATCTGGATGCCCTGATATGTAATCATTAGTAAATCTATGTTCATTTTTACTATAATCCACTCCCCAAAAACTATTTAAAAGCTCAATTGAATCATCTTCAACTTCAACGCCTTTCTTCATTTGCCTTGTTTGTATATCTCGCTTTCTGCCATATTTTTCAGCGATATAAACTTCAATTAAATGTTTTTGTGCGGTTTTAGATAGAAGCCCAGCTTCTTTTTCAGCTTTAGTTACCGGCTCAGTCATTAAATAACCAACAGAGCTTGATCTAATAAGTGTTTCATTCCATTTCATAATTAAAGGTTGTTTAGTTTGTTATTATAATATTCCAGCAATTCAGGATTGTTTTTACACATTAATTCCCAAGCTTTTAATTCCTGTTTTGTTGTGCAAGAATTAATAAACTCTTTTGTTCTTTCTGTTAGTGTCTTTTTTGATTGTGTTGGTATTACTTTTTCAACAATTGGTTCATCTTGTTCAAAATAAAGTCCAGCTTCTTCAATCTGTTTAACACTTTTTTTATGGTATTCTTCAACCAGTTGTCTTGCGTTATCAAGAGCCTTATCTGCTGATTCACCCGGATTCAACGCAAACTCAACTCCTATTTTTTCTGATGAATAATTACCTAAATTAAATGTTCTGGTGTAGTGGATGGTTTGTATGTGCATAATACTTATTTTATTCTAGTTACATTGGTTTTTTTATCGTTTGCTTTAATTTTAAATACTTTGTTTTTGTGTTCTTCTTTTCTTTTTAGATTAGAAACCATAACCATTACAGACGTATATGGGTTTTCTAATAGTAAACTTTCTCCTACTTGCAGTTCTGATACCTTGCTTGATACCGAATCTGGACTAATGTTTCTTGCCATTTTTATGTGTTTTTAATATTTGAGTACAAAATTAATTTAATTAATTTAATTAAAAAAATAAATTTAATTAAACTTCTTTTTTATTAGGTTCAACTTTGATCTATACTCAATAATTAAAGACTTCAATTCTTCTTTTGTAGGCTTCGCAACTTGTCTAGCTAATTCTCTCAAATAATCTACTACGCCATTGTTTTCTGCATCAAGCTTGTATTCAAATTCTTCTAAATTACCCATCTTAAAATAATTTTCTTCCATTGATTGTGGCCTACAATTTGCCTCCAACCATCTGGTGCCAAGATTTGCTCTGGGAATAAAGTGGCCGCATTGTATCTCTTGCCATCTCATCTTTTTACCAGAAGTATAACACTCTACCATACCTTCTTTATCGGCATATTTACATCTTATATACTGGCTGAATATATGGTCTAAATCTGAAACTAAATTTTGAAAGCTTTCTACATCATCTTCAAATTCTTCCATTCTTTTTTGCGTAGATTCAATTGTAGCACATTGCTTACACATCTTTTTTGAAAAATGATAATCAATATTTCCGCATCTAACGCATCTCTTTTTCTTCACTATTATCGTTGAGTTTCTCATCTTCTTTTAGTTTATGTAGTTTGTTATTTATAAATTTATATTTACCTAAATACTCTCCATTTTTTGTAACCTCTATTATCAGGTCTAATTTTTTAGCCAAGTCATATATCATTTCCCTATTTTCCATTTGCAAATTTAATTAAATTAATTAAACCACAAAATTATTTTTAAAAAAAATTAAAAATATTTGGGATTTTAAAAATTAATACTATTTTTGCTTCTCAACATTATAATTTATGGAAGAAATAAAAACAATGAAGCTTCACGAAAGAATCAAGGAAGCTATGGATGGTCGTACTCAGCGTTGGCTTTCATTAAATGCCAAGATACCAGAATCGGAATTATCGCGCAAAATGCAGGGTAAATTACTATTTACGGATAGTGAGATTACACGCATAAATGAAGCTTTAAAAACCGATTTTATAAACGATTAATTATATCTAAATGGCTCGCCCAAAAAAGAATTATTGTGATTATTTCCCTCATGATAGGGATATGAGAAACCACAGAAAGGTTAAGGCTATTCGTACTAAATTTGGGCCTATAGGTTATGCTATTTGGTCTATGACATTAGAATACTTAACAGGTATTGATGGTAATGAATTTGAGTATTCTGATGTTGAATTTGAACTAATGGCAGGAGATTTTGGAGTTTCTGCTACGGAAATACGGGATGTGATTGATTACTGTATCAAATTGGATATGTTATTCAATAATAACGGTTTCATTAACTCAGAATCGCTTGATGAAAGGCTTAAACCTGTATATGAAAAAAGAGGTACAAACAAGGATAAAAGTAAGAAACAACTCCGCATAAACGGTAAATTCGCTAATAATAAAACCGTAACTGACGGAGTTTCTGTTACAGAAATGCCGCAAACTAAAGTAAAAGAAACTAAAGTAAAAGAAATAAATATATCGTTTGATATTTTTTGGGATTTATATGACAAGAAAGTTGGTGATAAGGAAAAATTAAAAAAGAAATGGGCTTCATTGAAAGATGATGATAGAAGTTCAATTATTGAATATATCCCGAAGTATAAAATGATTCAGCCGGAAAAGAAGTTTAGGAAGGACCCTCAGACTTTCTTTAACAATAGTTCTTGGAATGATGAATTGATTGGTTCTGATGTACCAAAGCAGCAGATTTATAAAAATAACGATTTTGAAGCTTACAAGAAAAGACAACAGGAATTAGGAAAAACTTTAAATTAATACGATGACAGCTACTATTTTTAAAAACATTTTTAGCAAGGATCCACATTTTATAACGATTGAAAAAGCATTAGAAAGAATTAAAAAAGGTTCAAGTAAAGAACTTGTTACTGAAATTAGAAATACACTTGACAAGGAAAAGGCTAATAAAATTAAATTAAATCTACCTTCCGTATGTTTCAGTGGAAAGTTTGGTGTAGACAGAAAAGATGATCAACTTATTGAACATAGCGGTTTCATTGTGCTTGACTTTGACGATATTTCTGATTTAAGGGATAAGCAAACGGAAATTATTTCAAATGATTTTGTTTATGCATGCTGGGTTAGTCCATCTGGTAATGGATTAAAAGCTCTTGTCAAGATAGCAGATCGCTCAAAACATAGAGAGCATTTCCAGTCATTACAAGAGGTTTTCCCAGAGATTGACAAAAGCGGAATTAACGTAAGCAGGGTTTGTTATGAGAGCTTTGACGCTGATATTTACATAAATGAAAAAGCAACAGTATTCACAAAAGCTAAGAAAATTGAGAAAATCATTGTTTCGGAAATACAAAATGTAGATGACTCCGAAAACTTTCGTAGGATATTAAAATGGCTTACAAACAAAAATGATGCATTTGTCACTGGCGAGAGAAATACTTACATTTTCAAGTTGGCTTCCGCTTGTTGTAGATTCGGTATTGAAGAAAACGCCGCATTAGGCCTTATTTCGGCAGAATACACCGTAAGTAATGACTTTACTATGTCGGAGATGAAAAGTGCCGTAAAGAGCGGATATAGGGCAAATAGGGGCAATTTTGGAACGGCGTCTATCCAAAAAGAGAAACTTGTTAATAAAACAACCAATTTTGAGATTGATGTAAAGAAGGAATTTACAGAAGAAAATGGTGAAAATTACAGAATTGAGGATGTTGTATACGGGATTGATGTAAAAGATAGAGCTTTATCAATAAATGAAAAAGGATTTGAGAAGATAATGGGCGTTGGGGTACCGGAACTTGATTATTTATTTAAGCCGAAAAGAGGTGAAATTAGTCTTTTGACTGGTATCGGTAACTATGGAAAAACGGCTTGGCAAAAATCTCAAATTTTATCAAGAATAATCATGTATGGTGAGAAGGTAGCTACATTTTCTCCCGAAGATACGCCTGCTGAAGAATATTTTCATGATTATGTTGAGATGATTTTAGGTTGTGAGTGTACTCCATTTAATCCAAATAGGCCATCAAATGAGGTTTATGAGGCGGCTTATGATTTCATATCAAAGCATATTTTTTACATAAGCGCAGAAATGCTTTCTCCTACTCCGCAGTATATTAAGGAAAAGTTTCTTGAGTTGATTGTGCAAGAAAAGGTTGATTTTTGTTGTATTGATCCATTTAACCAAATGACAAACGACTATAAAGGTTTTGGTGGTAGGACTGATAAATACCTTGAAACATTACTATCGGATTTTTCAAGATTTGCAAAAAAGAATGATGTGTATTTTTGGATTGTAGCGCATCCTAAATTAATGGAAAGAGATAGGTCAGGTAACTATAAATGCCCAGATGTGTTTGATGTTGCAGATGGTGCAATGTGGAATAATAAAATGGATAATATAACTGTTTATCACAGACCATATGCGCAGACAGATCCAAATAATCCTTTGGCAGAATTTCACTCAAAAAAAATTAAAAAGAAAAGTGTTGGTAGAAAAGGATTTGTTTTAGCTGAATATTTATGGGATAGGCGAAGGTTTTTTATCGCAGGCAAAGATTTTATACAGGATATGTTAAATAAAAAAGGTTATGATTTTTGGAAGCGTAAAGAAGCAAACCAAGCTTGGTTGCCTTATCAAGATGAAAATGGAGAAGAAGTAATATTTTAAAATATTTTAATTATGAATTATACCTTATTTGAAGAAGAGTCTTTTTATATGCCAGAAGATTACAAAGGTGAAATAATGAAAGGTGGCGGCCTTACAAAAAATTTACCAAGAAAATGGACTGAAAAAGAAATTGATTGGGTTAAAATGTTACAAGAAAAAGGTTTTAATAATAAAAAAATAGCAGATTTTATTTATAGAGATATTACTCAGGTTTCAATAAAAATAAAAAGACTTGGCAAAAAAAATAAAACATATAATGACAAGCATCGCGATGATAAATACGAAACTAACCTTAAATTTATAGAAAAATACAATATAAATAGTGTTTTAGATGTTTATGCTGGCGAAAAAAGTTTTTATATAGATAAGATTAAAAAAGTTGTAACAAACGATAAAGAAACATCTTTTAATACCGATTTTCATTATGACGCATTGACTTGTTGTTGTTTGGAATATTCAAAAAACAATAAATACGATTTAGTTGATCTTGATCCTTTTGGTAGTGCTTATGATTGTTTTGATTTAGCTATAAAAATGGCTACAAAATGTTTAATTATTACTTTTGGAGAACTTGGTCATAAAAGATTTAAAAGACTAGATTATGTAAGCAGACATTATGATATAAATAATATTAATGATTTTACTACGGATAATTTAATTAAAGAGGTTATTAAAATTGGCAAAAGAAATAAAAAAGAACTTACTCCTGTTTTTATAAAAGATTGGAGAAACATATCAAGGGTATATTTTGAAATTAACAATATTAAAATTGATTATTTAAATTAAAAAACAAAACAATGATTAGAATTTCAGTAATCGGAAGATTAGGACAAGATGCAGTCGTAAACAATGTAAATGGTAAGACGGTGATTAATTTCTCAATGGCTTACAGTGAAAAATTTAAAAAACAAGATGGTCAAGAAGTTGATAAAACAACTTGGATTTCTTGTGCTTATTGGACAGAAAAAATTAATGTTGCAAGTTATTTAAAAAAAGGAACATTGATTTATATGGAAGGCAAACCAGAAGCTAAAACCTATTTGAATAATAGTACAAATGAAACTATTGCTCAATTGCACGCAAGAGTATCAAGTCTTGAATTACTTTCAGGTAAACAAGAGGAGGCTCCATTTTAATGTATATTCATGAACTAAAAAATATAATAGATGTCCATACTCCACTTGGAAAAGGAAAAGCAATCGCATGGATTGATTACGGAAGCGAAGTCAACACTGTTTGGAAAGTTGTATTACACGACAGTGGTATCGTGCGGAACTTTTACGACACCGACATTATCGTCTACCCAAATAAAATGGACGGAGGAAATATTGACTTAGATTATTTTAAACACAAATAGTATTATGCAACAAGAACTGCAATTTGATGGTACCGATTATGTAAAAGAAAGGGATTACCAAAGATTGGCAAATAACCATTATAAGCTAAAAGAGCTAATGAAAGACTCTGTTTATAGGACTCTTGGAGAAATATCTCATTTTACCGGTATTCCAGAAGCCTCAGTATCTGCTGGATTAAGGGATTTTAGGAAAGAAAAGTTTGGGGGCCATTCCTTGAATAAAAGATATGAAAAAAATGGTTTATATTCGTACCAATTAATCCTTAAAAAAGAGCAAAATGGCCAAAGTTAAATCTGATTCCAGAAAAATTTCATTCGGTAAAAGAAAAACAGGAAGTGCAAAAAAAACTTATAACAAACACACGCCCAAGCCTAAAGAATACAGAGGTCAGGGTAGATAAAACCTAAAAAATGAATAACAAAGCCGCCAAAAAACTAAGAAGATTATCTGTTGCTTTAGCTGCCGGTTCAGGCAAGACTATTGATGATGCAGAAAGAATCTACAAAAATCTAAAAACAGTATATAAAGAAAATAAAAAAGCCCCTAAAAAATAGGGGCCTAATTTATTTAAGCGTTTGCAGCTGAATTAATTTGTGCTACAGTAGCGTTTGTGTAGTAGTAAACAGATACTTGATTTAAGCCTGTTGGAGCTACTTCAACTATTGAGTTCATAGTTACTCCGTTTGCTACTGTTCCAGAAGGAGCTGGGTAAGCTACGAATCCTTCAACTGGGAAACCGTATGCAATACCAGAAGTTGCTGGAGTTCCGTTAGGGTTTAATAAATCGTATTGATTTCTGCGATATGCGGTTACTGATACTATTTGTGCCATTTTATAATGTTTTTATTTGTTTTTAAATTTTGATTAAGCTGCTGTGGTTGTTGTGGTTGTTGGAGCTGCTGTGGTCGTAGTAGTTGGAGCTGCAGTTGTAGTTGTAGTTGTAGCGATACCACTTCCATTAATAGCTGCAATTAATCCAGCAACAGTTGCATTAGTGTATAATTTTTCAGCTGGTTGATTTAAACCACTAGGGTAGATGAGAATCAAAGAGTTCATCTGTACACCATTTGCTACAACTGTAGATGGTTGAACCTGTAAGTTGGCCGTTGGTAAAGAAAATAATACACCGCTAGTTGCAGCAGTACCGTTAGGATTTGTTAGATCGTATTGATTTCTACGATAAACATAAACTGATAAATGATTTGCCATTTTTTAAATTGTTTTTTATTGTTATGAATTTTTTTGGGCAATACAAATATAATGCATTTTATGCAATTAAAAATTGATTAAGTTAATAAAATCACTACCTTTGAATTAAATTAATTAAATATGAAATTAATCGCTCCGTCAAATAGAGTTATTATTAAAGTTGATTTAGAAAGTAAAAACAGCCATACTTTTAAAGATGGCACTAAAATTAAGCTTGAAAGAGTTTATGATAATTTTAATATGCGTTACGTTAAACCAGTGAACGCAACAGTTGTGGCAGCTAAGGATATTCCAGAAGGTGCTGAGATATTAATACATCATAATGCTACTCACGATACATACAAGCTTTTCAATTACCTAAGACCAACAGCGGAGGCTTCTTCTGATATTCAATATTTTTCAATACCTATTGAAGAGTGCTTTTTATGGAGAAATGGTCAAAATGAAGCATGGCAACCCCTTAATAACTTTGTCACAGGATTAAGATTATTTGAGCCATATAGTGGATTTTTAGAAGGAATACCGCCTACTTTGATTAAAAATAAAATTTATGTTACAAGCGGAGAACTAACTGGTAAGGTTGTAACTACATTAATATCAAGTGATTACGAGATTATTTATCAAAATGATGATGGTACAGAAGGAAGAATAATTAGGTTAAGGTATTATCCAGAAGGCCATGAAAGAAATGAAGTAATTGCTATTGATCATAATCTGACATCAAGAGTAATTAATAATGAGGTTTTAATTGGATATGGAATTTCTGATGCATCAAAATTAGTAACAACAACCCCTGAAGTAATATGTCTGAATTAGAGCAAAAAATAAAAGAGCTAGAAAAATCCAACGCCTATTTAATGGGTAAGTTAGCTTATTATGAACAAGATGGTGCAATCAAGCTTTATTACAGTTTGCAAAGGAAGGCAAATGAAATGGCTGAGCTATTGAATAGGATTAACTTATTGGATATTGAATTAATTGATCCGAAAGATAAATCATTTGAAAGACTTCAGAAGCTTTGGTCGGAAGCAGGCAATATTACGGTATCTATTAGGGCCCTAGAAATATCTGCCGGCATAAATCAGGAAGGCAAGGAAAACAAAAAAGAGGTTGTTATTGTAAATAAAAGACCTTTTTCACCAGAAAGTGTTGCTGATGAAATTGGTGAATTAGCAGGCAAACGCTCATAATATGTACGAAAAAATTGAAAAAGGTTCCACGATTCACATTCAGGGGTTGGATTGCCATCTTCCACCAGAAGGGTATGTATTTAATATATTGACAAAGCAGGTTGAGTTTAGGGGTGTTTATCAAAGGTCGGATGTTCAATCAGAGCAATATTGGAAAAGAATACCTCTCCCCTCTTGGTATGCAGATACCATGAAAGAGTGGGACGAGTATGATAAAAAGAAAAAAGATGAGGCGCCGGAGTTTTATAATGAGAAGTTAGAAGAATTTAAAAAGCAGGAGTGGGATAGGAGATTAAATGGTTTTTGGTATATGAATAATGGGAAACCGACTTATTTGACGGGTATGCATTATTTGTATTTGCAATGGTGGAGTATAGATATTGGTTATCCTAAATTCAGGATTCCAGATTTAGAGAAGTT